CAGGGCCTTATGTTGAGCGGCCTCCGGAAAATGCCTACAGGGCTCCGGGGGCCGGTTAATATAAGGGCCATTATGAGAATCCCACTCACGCTCTCTGAACGCGCTGTGCGCGATGCCAAGGCCTACATGGCCAACCCCGACCCTGAACACGCGGTCGAATCCCTCATTGATTCTTACGGCAACCTTGTCAGCGACGTGCGCAAGCTGCGTGCTCGGGTTCGCCAGTTGGACGACGAATCCGCAGAACTGGATGTGCTCGTTGCCAAGCTGCGAGAGGTCGCCCGGATGATCGACGATCTTTGACCTGGTGCAGTTGCTCTTGGCCAATGGCCCTCTGCGGTCTTGAATGGTCAAGGGCCGCGACCCCGGCTCGTCGTGACAGCGCTTCATCGTCACGATGAACGGAGTCCCGGAGCGCAGCGCCCCTTTACCACACCTTGCCCCTTTATCCTCTGAGGTGGGTGGCTGGGAGGCGCTTTTCCTCCCGGCCTCCCGCCGATGCATCAAAGGGATGCCCGCCGGAGGCGCTCTTGATCTTGATCTGTGGTCGCCCTGACTCGGACTTGAGAGGGCCGCCGAAGGCGGACCGAAGGGTGGGGGTGCTGTTACACCCCCACTTTACCCCGGTTTCCCGGGGTGGCACGCCATCATTCAGTTTCTACGACAATCTCCCCGCTAGCTGACACGCGAACATAAGGCACTGATTTTTCTAGAATTTTGTGCACAAGCTCGCTGTCGCGAAGAGGCGGACGACCCACCTTCACCAAAGCCTTATTTATCTCGACGGCCTTCCTCCTGATGGCCTCTTGCTCAGCGTTTGTGAGCCGTATGTTCGTGGGCATTACCCCTCCACTCATTGTGTGTTCCCTCCTGATGATACATGTGTGCAGGTAGACAGGTATTGACGTATACATGTGGCAATGTGTAGATTCCGCCTCCATGTTACATGTGTGCATGTGTAAAGGACTACGATGATCGACTGGCTGACCATCTCTCAGGAGCACCAACACGACCTGCCGGTTGTGTGCGATGTCGTCACCCTGACCATCGATGCGAACACAAACGAGCTCCTTAGCACTAAGCAGCCTCGTTTTGTTCACCGCGAAAGCTTCTCCACATCTGTGACTATCCACGTGACTGGCCGCACCGTTCGCGTTGACGGCAATCCGAGTCGGGTAGGTCGCCTGGACAACCTCTTCGGGTTCTCGACCATTGACCAGTGTGTGGCGGTTTATAACGCGCTGCTTGCCCAATACGGGCTACCGCCGTTTACGCGCTGCACTCGCGTGATGGTTCGCGATGGAACATCGGGTGGTAAGGCTGGTGACCTTGTAGCTGACGGCGCGGTTATACATCGCATTGACTTGACGACTAACGTCGCTCTCGGCGAAGGAAACGTACTTGCTTACTTGCGCGGTGTATCTTCGCAGCGCATTGGTCACAGTATTGGTTACATGTACCCGAATGGTCGAACTGTAGCCTGGACGCCAAAAGGGAACGGGAAGGGCGGACGACTTCAATACCGCAAAGCTTATGATAAAGCTTTCGAGATGACCGAAAACTTACTACCAAAAATCAAGCGTGAATTTGGCGAGAGCTCTTCGGAGTACGCATATGTAGTACAAGTTCGCGACTACTGCACCGCAAATGGTGTAGTTCGTATGGAACAAGAGTTAAAAGCAGAGTATTTGAAGCGCGAAGGGCTGGCCTTTTGGGGCCTATTTGATGAAGCCCGCTTCATTGGAATACATAACGAATTTCTTGCCATTGACGAGCGCATGAAGGTTACAGCCATGGACATTGTCACTATCTCTGAGCAATTGATAGCGGAAGGTATCGTAGACACTACTCGTGCAGCCAATACAACTGCAATGTATGCAATTCAGTGGATGCACGGGCAGGCCTTTGACTTCCATAAAAGCCAAGTTCAAACCCATGCGGCTCGCTTAAATAAGATCGGCATCAATATTCGCAATGCTTGCGATACGTCGCGTTTTGCACCTGTATTCGTTCGTCAATGCCGGGAAGTTACCAAGCGCGAATTGCCAGTGCCTTCTTGGTATCGTCGCCCAAGCCACCTGCATCTGGTCGCAGCATGAGAACTGTAAGTTTTCAAGGCGCACAGCTTTCACCTGGGCAACAGCGCAGACTGGAACAGCAACGCCAAGTTCAAGCGTTCATGAGTCCGGTTCTTGCCGAGCAAGTTGCCCAAACTATTCAAGTGCTCGATGCTCGAAAAGAGCAGGGCGCCAAGCCTGAGAAGCAATGGTTTCTGGTTAGTGAGACTCGCGGTACTACCTGCATTGCTGAATGGATGGGTTACTAACCCGCATACACGCCCATCAGGGCATAACTTGAGCCGATCATAAGTTGTCGGCTGCCAGTAGGAGAGGGCAACACCATGTCGAATACTATCATTGTTGAAGTTACCGGCCAGCAGCGTTCTGGTATCGCCGCCAAGAGCCAGAAACCGTATTGCATGTTTACGTGCTTCGTGCACCTGCCGAACATTCCTTACCCGCAGATGTGCGACTTCTATGCACAGGCCGCTAACGAAGTTCCGCAGCCAGGCACTTATGAGTGCGACATTGTTGCGACCGTGCGCGATGGCCGCCTTAACTTTGAGGTGGATCCGCGCCAAGGTCGTCGCGTTAACAGCGTTAAATCGGCGTGACAGAGTTTCTTGGCCAGATAACACTGGGTGATATCTGGCTGCTTCAATTCATGCAAGGCATTGTCTTCTTGGCAGGGCTGGGCATGATTCACGGACACCAGAGGTAAGCATGGCACTGACTTTCGAAGTTTACCTGTACCTACTGGGGTTCTTTTGCTGTGTCTTCGGGGCTGGCTGGATGATCGGCCGGACCTTGTTAGGCTTTAAACAACTACTTGATGTGAGTGTTAGCTAATGGAAAAGCTGAAAGCAATGTACAAAGCACCTATGGTTCGTAAACTGGTTCCTGCCGTTGCGATGGTAATGGTTTCCGGCGCAGCAATGGCCGCTGAGGGTTCTGGCGGCTTCGATGTAACGGCGTTCATGGACCCAATCAAAACTTCGCTGCAAGAAAACCTGACCTCGATCCTCGGCGTCGTCGGCGTGATCTTTGCCGCCTACTGGGGTGCTACTTCCGGTATCCAGATCGTGCGTAAGTTCCTGAGCAAGGCAACCAGCTAAGTGCTCCGCAGGGTTATCAAGGCCCTGCTTACCGCCTCGGTGCTGCTTGCACCGGGGCTTTCCGAAGCAGTGTCCTATAAGTTAACTGCGGCTTCTACGACTCACTACGCAACACTTCAAGAAGCCTGTCTAGCATCTACCGCCGCGCTCAATACAAGCGGCTCATACTCTGACTTCAAATATCTATCTGCTACCGAAAAAGTAGCGGGGTATTCGTACACCTGTAATCTTCAAGGTCAGAACAAGTTTACTAGTGTCTGGAAGGATTTAAGCAGTACGGTATTTGTAGATGCAAAAGGCTGTGCTCCGGGGCAAATTGTTTCAGCAAAAAGCTCTATTGCATCGGTTACTGATGTTGACGGCAAGTACTTTGTGGCCACTCGAACCCCTGACGAAGGCTGTTTGGCAGGTTGTAATGTTGAGCCTGCATCTGGCTCTAACAAGGAAACATGCTTCTTTGTTACTGGCTCTACAACGCAGGGCTTTTGTAACTACACGATGAAAAATACCGGCACGTCTTGCAGCTCGAACACTCTCGCTCCTGGTGCAACGGGTGATCCGATGGTTAAACCGGAAGAGCCTACTGATCCAGGTGATGACGGCACGGGCACGCCAACGAACCCGGGTTGTGTATTTGATTGCGACGATGGGGGCAGCAATGGTGGTTCTAGCGGCGGCGGCACTGGCGGCACTGGTGGTACTGGCTCTGATGGCGGTACTGGTGATGGTGGCTCTGGGGGCTCCAACGGCGGTGATTCAGGCACTGGTAACGGTGGCGATACTGGGGGCAATGACTCAGGCGGGAACAGTGGAAATGGCAGCGGTGGAACTGGCGGTACTGGTGGGAGCAGTGGTAGTGGTACCGACTCTGGGACGCCTTGTAAGGGGCTGAACTTTGGTGAGGCCGGTTGTGCTGAGTACGTCGCTGCGCAAGGGTTGAATAGCACTCTCGCTACATCGTCTGAAAGTGTGAAAACTGCCCAAGATGCTGTGTGGAGCGCTTACGACGACGTTGTAGGCGAGGGCGATAAGATCCAGCAGTCTGCTGAGGATGGTTTATTGCAGCGCTTTGGTTCGATGCTGCCTGCTCCAGGCGCATGCGTTAATCCGGTCATGGACTTGAAGTGGACTGTAATAACAGTCGATGTATGCCGCTATACGTTCGTGAAACAGATACTCGGCTGGATGTTTGCCGTGTTCACCATGATCTATGTGTACCGCACCATGACTTCACTGGGCACTAATAATTCCGAGGCTTAAAGAAAATGCCAGCTATTCTGTTGCTGCTCTCCGGCATAGCGACGTTTTTAGCTGAGACGTTTGGCCGCTACATGTCCGAAAAGCTCTTTCATTTGGGGAGCGCCATTGTTGGCTTGGGCATTATGTTTGCAGCGGCCTACGCGTCTCTAGAGGCGCTAATGGGTGCACTTGCAACCCAGTTTCCGCCTGAATATTCGTCTCTACTTGTTGCGTTCCTGCCGGACAATACCGGCATTTGCATTTCTACGTGTATTAGCGCCCGGTTTATCAAGGCTGGGTTTGATTGGAAAGCTCGCTTGGCAACGATAAGCCAGCAGGGAGGCTAAGTTGGCCGTTTACGCTGTAACTGGAAAGCTTGGGGCAGGGAAGTCGCTATACGCGGTCTTCAAGATTCAACAGTATCTGTTTCAAAAGCGCAGGGTTGCTTGTAATTTTGATATCAGCATCGGCAAGTTGCTTAGCGAGAAGAACACCACAGCGAATGTATGCCGACTTCCAGATATGCCGACAGCGGATGATATCCGCGCTCTTGGTCGCGGTGATGGCAAACCGGAAAATTCGGACTTTTATGATGAATCCAAGTTTGGCGTCATCGTCCTAGACGAAGCGGCATTGTGGTTAAACTCGCACGACTACAACAAGGGCGCAGCACGCGACCTGTTTAACCTGTTCATTTTGATTCGCAAAATGTGTTGGGATGTTTACATTCTGATTCAGAACATTGATGTTCTTAATTCGCAGATCAAGAAAAGTATTTGTGAGCATGTCGTGTACTTGATGCGCTTGGATCGAATGAAAATTCCGGGCGTCTCGCAAATTGGGTTTATTGTGACGCTCGGCTTTTGGAAAGGACACTTGCCGCGAATGCATCACGCGGTTATTCGTTACGGCCTCGGGGCAAGTGCGTTGCGTGTTGGCTCTGAGCAGTTCCGGGGAACTTCGCTCTACGGCGCCTATAACACGCGGCAGAAGTTTGACAGTACAGAAGAGGTTGGCACGTACTGCGTTATCCCACCTGGGCGAATCCCTCGACGGATTCCAGCGGCGGCATTGAATTGGGGTTTCATTGTGAGAGCAACAAAGATCTATTGGCGGCGATTGAATCGTGTCCTTTGCGTGCTGGTCGGGGCTACCTTGGCGACTGGCGTGCTGATGTACCTGCGGCCTCCAGAAGCAACGCCTGAGGCGTCCGTTGCGGCAGTTCAGCGCGGGCTTGATCAATACCGCAGCTATAAGATTGTGTCGTCTCGGAACTTCAATGGTGATTGGTATTACGAGCTTTCCGACGGTTCAAAGAGAATTACCTCAGACGATCTGATTAGCCTTGGTATTGGCGTTTATCCGCTCGGCGCTGGACAGCTCCGACTGGAATCCAAGTCCGGTTCGTTCTACGTGTTCAGGTGATTTATGCGCAAACTGGTGATGTTCTTGGTCATGGCGTTTTCTTCGGCTGCGTTCGCTGAGCGTGTCGAGTTCGCCAACATGCCGCTTGAAGAAGTAGTGAAGTTTGTAGGCCCAAAGTTTGACCACCCGATTATCATCGGCGCCGACTTGTCTAGCAAAAAGATATCGCTATATGGCAGTTACGAAACGTCAGAGCAGCTAGAGTTTCTGCTGCAACGGGCTGTTGAGTCGGTCGGTTTGAACTACGTTATCGCCGCCGATGTAGCGACGATTTCATCAGTCAAGATGCCGGATGTAGATGCTGACTTTGAACAGCCTGCGCTGCTCCAGGGCAACGCGGATTCCGCGCCGTTCGTAGTGATGCCGCCTGAGCAAATGCCGGAAGTTGAAGAGCCGGTGATTAACCATGTTTACCCGCTGCGATACGTCCAGTCGGCCTATGTGGTTGATGCCGTGATGCCAGCATTCGCGCAGGATAAAGGGGCAGGGCGGCCAATACTCGTTTCACTGCCGACAAGCAATTCGCTTGTGTTTGCAGGTACTCAAGCGCAGTTTGACTTGATGAATACGCTGCTGCCGGAAGTTGATAAGCCACGTCAGCAAGTGCTGATTACAGCGGTTGTTGCCGAGCTTTCAGACAGCAATTTCCGCAGCCTCGGGGCGAACCTTAAGGGCGCCTTTGGCGACCTGAGTTTGGCTAGCGTAACCATGTCGAGCCGTTCGGATCTTGGCACCGAACTGACGTTTTCCGGGCCGAAGCTGAGCGCGTTTGTCCAGGCTGTCGAGAACTCTGGCGATAGCCAGGTGTTGTCTACGCCGCAACTTCTAGTAATGAATCGAGAGAAAGCCAGCATTGTGGTTGGCCAGAACGTGCCGTTTTTGACCGGGTCCACGACCAGCGCAGCGACTCCAGCTGAGAACCCGTACCAGACCATTACGCGTCAAGATGTGGGCTTAACGCTCGATGTGCTGCCGACGATTACGCCAACTGGGGACGTTGAACTGGTGATCAAACAGACGGCATCGAGCGTGTCGAACGACCGAACGGCCTCGGACATCATCACGAACACGCGGCGGCTGAACACCAAGATCACGCTGCATGACGGCGCCGGTGTCTTGCTTGGCGGCTTGCGACAGCAGACGACGGACGAATCTACGTCAGGCGTTCCGGGGCTGCGCAGCATTCCATGGTTGGGCCGGCTGTTTGAATACAAGTCGACCACCAAGAAGACCACGAACCTTGTCGTACTGATTTCGGCCCGTGTGTTCCAGGACTCGACACCGACGACGGTCAACGGCGAAGACAGCGCGTCACGACTAGAACGCGCCCTAGGGAAAAGCTGATGGGGGCCGGGGACGGACACGCGCGCAGCGAGGGGCTGGCACCGGTCACCAGCTGCTTTTCATAGTCCGCATTCGTGGAGTAAGTTCTTTGTTCGCCGCTGACCGTTGGCAGGGTCGTTTGGTACCAGATCAGCGAGCCAGGTTCAGCTGCAGCAAAAGATTTTGGTACCTGAGCCACCGGCACATATAACTAAACTAAAGGGTAATTTAGTGTAGTTATGATTTTCAGTGCTGAAATCTAGGGTACACCGCCCCGTGGGG